TTTTTTACCAACGGTCCACTATGGTCTTTTTGTCACTGTATAAACCTTTTCGTATACTATAGTCAATGGTGCTTCGTTTGAACCTTCTGATGTGTGCTATTATGCTACTGTGCAATGCACTGTGCATACAAGGGATGCCGTTTGCAGACCTTGATATACAGTTGTCTTCTTCTTTACTACTACGTATGATCATGTTCACACTATATGTGTTATTACTGTTCCGTATACTATAGTTGTCCATACTGCTGTTACCCATATATACGCTATGATCTTTATCCAGTTATTCACTATATAGTTCTCCCTCTTTACGTTCGTTTTAGGCTATATTTAGTGCGTTACAACACGTGTATGTGGGTTAGATGTCGTCCTGCTACTGTGTTACAATGTAGCACTATAAATACTAACATGAACATGAGTGAGCAAAGTTATCCTTACGATCCAGGTGATATAGATTACAGCGATGTATTCCGTGACTTTCCCATTCAGGATACTTACTGTATCCATGGACATGCTTGTGATCACGACATATTCAGCACGTTTAAGTATGAAAAATTACTGATGGCTGTTGGTAGTGCTTATGTAAGTCGGGATCAGCTTCGTCGTGCAATACATCCATACACTAATCCTACAGAATCAGATTGGCTTACTATATGCAAAGAGTTTGGTATAGATAGATTAAAAGATGAGATTTATCTTCCGCTAACAGATCTCTCACCCGAGGAACTATTAGAGATTCAACTAACTGATTGGAATCATAGTAGTCATCAATACTCTTGCATAGATACCAACAGTTACTATTATAAAAGCCTGTATACTCCTGTTAAAGATATAATATCAATAGATGACTGGGTAGCAGCTTTGAATCTCCATTCACGGTTATAGCTATAAAAAATTTTACGCACTGAATTTTAGCCTTTGCTGGTCTATAGACCTGGTGGTTAACTGTATACTTAATGAGGTTGAAAAAATTGAGCTAAAGCGGCTTCGCCGCAATGCATTTAGGTGTTGTAGTCTAGCTGGATTCGGCCCAAAATTGTTTCAGTTCTGCTCTTAGTTGTTCTGCAGCTGTTCTGTGAGTTTTTAGATGTTCTAAGTGGTAGCGTTCCTTCTCCATATGAGCTTGTAACTGTTTGTCGCATTCTATTGCGTCGAGTGTAGCATCTACTACACTGTTGATCTCATTCATGTATTCTACGGGTAAGCTACTGTCTAAACGGTAATTACTATGTAGTTCAGTTAACTTACTACGCATTTGCACACTTTCAAATTGAAATCCTGGATAACTGTAGCCCGTTGTTAATAACTTGTTGATATCGGCATTGGGATCTATCAACTTTACCAGTGTGTCTTGCCAGCCAGGTTCTCCTATATCAACACAAATGTATGCTACATCACCGATGTTTTGTTCTATATTGCTTTCGTGTTTGTGTTTGGCACTTAATCTTCTGAAACCGACTTGGGCATTTGGTGGCCAATAAGATGTTTTCCAAGTGCTAATTTGTCCATTTTGTTCCCAATCATACCATGCATGCTTGTATATACTTGTTAAGTGACTTCTATCGCTTCGTGTGTTTAATACAAATAGTGCATCAGGATAACGCTCGGTATACTGTTTCCACAAACTTAACTGACCCAGTGTGCCTAGTGCTGCTCCACTGTTCTCTGGTATGTTTAACACCAGCTTCTGTGACGCTTCTATATTGTCGGGTTCAGCCATGTGTGCAGGTTCTACATCAGTCCAATGCTGTATAAAACTGTCATAACCTAAATGACGCAGTGTATTGTGTATGGTTGTGTTTCCTGTCTTGGGAAACCCTAGCAGTATTATTCTATTGTAACGCACTGTATATCCTGTTGGCTATTTCTATATGTCCTTCGTTACTAAAATGAAAGTCTCTGGGTTTTTGCTGAAGTTCTTCAGGAAAGTTATCTTTGGTTATGTTTATTACTAGACTTGTAGGTGTGAAAGTTAACTGTCGTCTGTCAAAGTATTCCCAAGCATTTAAAAATACATGTGGGATGTGATGTGCAACCAGCATATGCATAAAAGCATAGTGCTGAGCTCTAAAGTTTTCATATACAAACCTCTGGTTGCTAAACTGTGTTTCGTATAGTTCAAAAAACTTTTTATTGTGTTTGTTTACTTGCCAACGGGCTGCATTCGGTTTATAACGAATCAGCCAGCCATCATCATAGGGTTCTTCTAATGGTATAGGTCTACGGTGAGGTCTACCAGCATCTGGTTCGTTACAAGTCCAAAATTCTCGTCTTAATGGATTACTGTATTGTATTACAACAAGTGTGCTGCTGTCTATGTGTCTTTCAATAACTCTGTTTGTTACTACACGGAATATTCTATCGTTGCTGCCAATGATTACACCTTGATGATCGTATTCAGCATCTAGTAGTTCAGCTAGTTTATCTCCATAACACCAGTCTACTCCACCGCCCCTATCACTTACACTGCAACCAGCTACAACTAATTTTTTATAGTTATGCATGCTCCATTACCAAGTTAACAGCATCTTCTACAGTTAGCACGTCACCTGCAAAGCTATCTTCTGGTAATGTTACGCTTAATCCATCTTCGATTGTCATTTTACATTCAATCTTATCTAAGCTATCTAGTCCTAGAGCTTCAAATGTTGTAGTCCAATCAAATACTGTATCCTCTTTGAGGAATAAGCCGTCAGTCAATACATCTTGTATTGCTTGTTTTGTTTCATCTTTGTTCATAGTTTTATCCTTTATTCCTGAATAGGTATGCTTTTTATTGCTTTTTGTGAAGCTGTATCCCTCATTCCACCTGGCTTATAAGTTTGAATGTATCTACTTAGTTCATCCATGTAATGGTGGAATGGTTGTATAACGCCATTGCCTTGCACTAATTGTCCTCGTCTCCAGCATAACGCACTGTTATGTGATCCAAATTCAACTGTAGCAACCCATAGCTGTGGTCTTATATAATACATAAAGCAACACTGGTTACACTTTAAGCCTGGAACATTGAGTCTAACTCCTGAACCTGTGCTAGGGTGATAACCGTCACGTATTACTTTAATAGGACTACGTGCTTCTGGTATTACAGTTTTAATGTATTCATCCAGTTGCAATCCTGTGTAACTGGTTTGATCGTGTTCATCATTATCAAACGCACCAATCTCATCATTCCAACGACCTTGTTTGGCTGCTGTGCGGAAACGTATGTTTGTTATTTGTCCTGGGTGCTGTAATGCTTTGTCATAAAATTCTTTTACTAGTCCTTCGTTTAAACCTTTAACAATAATAGCGTTAATACAAAGTCTACGATAGCCAAGTTCCAACATGTTCTCTAGTGCTTTGACTTTCTTCTTGCGTCTGCTCTCCCCATCAATATCTATATACCAATCATCGTGATGCATACCACCGTTCATACTCAAGCTAACGTTTACTGTAGGGTTACGATCTAAAACCTTTTTAAGTTTCTTAGCATAACTCATGCTAGCCAAACGCAATCCATTGGTAACAATTGCTGCTTGGTGTCCGTGTTTGGTAGCGGCATCTAATGCTCTATCTAAATGCGGATACAGTGTTGGTTCACCGCCTAACAATCTAAAGTTAACAGGGTGTGGCAGTCTAGCACATACATCTTCAAACCATTCGATGTCCAGTGTGCTGTATGTTCTAACTGGGTTATAACAGAACTCGCATTCCATGTTACAATCATATGTCATGTCAACATATAAAAAACTAAATGGATTCTTTTCTATATCATACTCTGGTAAGCTATGAAAGATAGGTGGCTTGTCATCAAGAATAGTAATATTATCCTTGGTCGGGTCACCAGTCATAGGAGCGTTCATTTCCTCAGTTGGCTTGAACTCTATGCGTTCTGCTGCTGATATATTTTTACCTGGACTGTTTTCCATAATATTCCTTAATCAATTCTGTGATACAGAGTCTCGCAACGTCAGTGTGTTCATGACGTCTAAAGTCTTTGTATTGTTCATCTGTGCTAGTAGCTAACCAAATACAATCACTTGGTGTTAGGTCATGTTCAGCACAAACGCTGTGTTGTATATCCTTTAATTCTGTATGTATATAATCTATACTGTATGTATTTATTACATGTTCTGCATACTGATTAGCACAATGGTTATAATATGCTGCTTCTATGCTTAGTGCATGTAGTTTTGCGTCCGGGCGTCTAGTAAAATACCAACCTGTTCTTATGTTTCCTATACCAAATGGCTTACTTAAACTATAGAATACTTTCTCTACATTGTCTTTTAACTTAATTGGTTTAACAGGAACACACCCAGCATATGCTATATCAAGCACAACAGGAACCTCATCTGGTATCTCTGTGTAGTTTCCATCAATACTGCTAGGACAACTAACATAAGCAATTGTATTACCAACTGTCATTACTTTGTTATAGTCTACCCATTCGTAGTCACCTTTGGCTTTTCTAACGTTTCGTTTTTCGTGCTGTTGCCACCAGTTAATACATTCAGTTATACCATTCATTGGATATACATAAAAGTCTTTTAAATCTATTAAAGGTTTAAGCCAAGTCTTGATATTAGTTTCGTATTGGTGCCTTCCGTTGAGCTGCGGTTTTACTTTATCCAGTTCAGCTTGCACCTCCGGAAGTATAAAGGTGTCTATCAATTTAGTGAACGCCATACTAGTATTTAGTCGATAAATACATACATAATTATAGGGAGTCAACTTTGATACTACTAAGCGTAACTGGTGCAACTAGCTTCAACCATTCAACATACGAAATATTCAAAACAAAACGTAATGATACTGTGAACCCTTGGTTGCAATACGAACACTCTTTGTATACTAATTTTAAAGCACACTGGACAAATGGTGTAAACATGTATGACAAGTATGGACAGCATGAGCTTGCCAACAATTGCTCTACAGTTTGTGCAACAACAGATCCATACGACTTTGATTATCTACTAGATAGGTTCAATAAACTTCCCAAGAACACAATTATATTTGATCATATGTTTAGAGTCATAGATGATGTTGGACACTATCCTGAGCCAACTCCTACACCCAATACATTTGTAACCAGCTATAGTTGTTTTATGAAATTAGTAAGTGTATGGAAATGGATTGATAGTTATAAAAACGAACCGCAGATGTTAGCAGGTGATACTAGTAGACAATTGTTACAAAGAACATTGTGGCAAAGGAATATACAATGGACTTCGTTGGAGGATTTTTATGCCGAATAAAAAATGGAGAGACGAACAGCTTCAAGATAGTAGAATAAAAATTAAAAACGTAGCTGTGTGCATGTATGGGCAATATCGAACAGGTGATGCATGTATAGAATCTATAAAACAATTTTACAAAATGGATGGTATAAATGTAGATTTCTTTTGTAGTTTAAAAGAATATGAAACTACATATACAAGACACAAGTATAACAAAGAAAAATTTGATTATGAGTATGCTAAAGATCAACAACATCTACCAGAAGATGCAGTTAAGTATCAAACAAAACAAATACTTGAACATTACAAACCAAAAAAATTTAAATTATATACAACTGAATATGAAAATGAACTCAGAGATATTAAAAAATCTATACTACAGTCTAAGGTATTAGCAGGGTGGACCGAAGTTATTATGCTAAAGCAAAAATATGAAGCTGAAGCAGATATAACCTATGACTTAGTTGTTATGCAACGTTATGATGTTCTGGTATGGCCAATGCATGCATTTGAAACAATGGTTCACAGTTTAATGGATAATCCAGTAAACAAGCGTCAAACGTTTTGCACTGCTGATAAAAATTTAATATTATATCAGCCTATAGAAATTATTAGAAGATACAACGGAACAATGATGTTTCCTAACGGTCAAGACTTATGGGTAATGGGAGTTGGCAATGCATTAGACGTATGGGTATACGATGCACTAGAACATATACCTAGTAAGCATAGCAGTAATCATTCAATGCATAAAATTTATCGTGGCTATCCTCAAATAGACACACATGAAATGATTGCTGGAATTTCATCTAAGATGAACATACCTAAGAGTATGTTTCCATATATAGCAAGGTATACACCAAACGTATACACTTATCCATTGCAAACACATCCACCAAAAGCACCACTGGTTCCAATAGCACCATTTCCAGTAAGAGCGGAGTATTGGCCAGATGGTGTTATACCACAGTTAGAAAAACTAACCAATGAGGAACTTGAAAAAGAATATGATGCTAATATCTTTCCAGGGTGGAGTGGTGGAATATAAATGAAATTTTATTATTCGGGCAGAAGAAAATGGCAGTGCCCTATTATACAATACATAGCTGACAATGATTGGGACTTTGAGGATTCAAATCAAAGTATAAACTTTTATAGTGCAATGAATCAATTTTGGATAAAGCACTTGAATAATAATTCTGATCAAGTTACCGCTGAACAGAGACAATATGCTGTAGATAATTTTGATAATTTAAAAAACATAGATACATTAATGTATGAAAATAATCATTATAATTCAATACAAGATCATAATGATGCAGTATCATATGTTGATAGAGGCAAAGATAAAACTATAGTAACAGTAAGTGGCGGCAGTTGGTTACTACAACTTGCTAGAAATTCAGTTGAACATCAAGGCAGTTGGATGTTAGATCATTACACCGACTATAATGTTATAAGCATAGTAGATGATGTTAAAAGAAGTTATCGCAATCCAGTATTGTATGATAGTTGTTTGTATGATGGTATCAATGATGAACTTAACAGTCCAGAAAAGATAGCTGACTATATCAAGAAGTTAATTCCAAACACAGAGTATACTGTTATTGCTGATTGCAAGAATGGACACAGTAGTTGTATGCTTGCTTACTATTTAAATGCTACTAGAGTATTAATAACAAGCGGCACTACAACATGCGATCCTAATGTTGTATTAACCAATGGGTATTACGCACCAGTAGGTGGAAAGTATAAAATGTCTAATTTCTTTACAGTTCCATTTGAAGTAGCATTGCGTAACCTGGTATTTTGTAAAGATATACCAGAAGAGCTACAATCAATTAATAGTATAGCAAATACTATGCCAGATACAGAGTTTACATATATGTATCATAACAATGACATGGGTTTTAAATTATATAAAGATCTATTAGATTCAAGTTTGCCTAACCTTAGTAGTTCAGGTGTTGATAGAACTCCATACACGTATGGAGATCATTTTATAAATTTAGAACTAAGAAAGAATGGGTTCTTTGATTTATACTTGAGCTAGTATATAATCAATAAGTCCGTCACCGTCCGGCACAAGTAAATCATCATGTAGCTTAACATCTACTTTGTATTTGGCAACACATTGTTTTGCTATATTGTCTACTATACCGTTTGCAACATAGTGTCCTTTGTATACTGTGTTCAATATGGATAGTATTACATCTGTGTTACCATCAGCAAACACATCACTAAACTTTACATCTAACACATTATTATTAACTGACAGTTGTGATGCTATACGCTTTTGTCTAGCATGCATGCCTTTGTATTCTTCATCAGTGTCACTTGATAGTCTATGCAGTATATCTTCTTTTGTAACACCTGTAAAGTCTTGTCTTTTTATTGCCCATAATACTTTTGTAAACTTAGCTTCTTCAGGAGTAATAGTTAAGTTAATCCAATTAATATCTTTTAGACTTAACACTTCATGTGTTTCAGGAATATTAATTGGATGCCATGTCATTGCAATATGATTAAATGGATTAAGAAATTCATTTGTCACTCTAAACAATTCATTATCAGTTGAAGGCTTATAATCTTCCCACCAAGGATCTCTTATTGCTTGGGCTAACATGCTGGCTAAGAAAGTTCCACTTGCTCCTGGTGTGAATAATATATTTAATAAACCTACTTTAGAGTGTATTGTTTTTATAGAAGGATGTTTCATGCTTTGCCCTGTGCTTTCAATTCGTGCAGTATATCATGTTCTTGTTTGCATAGCTCTAAGAAGTCTGCATACTCTGGAAATGTATCTAAGAAATTAGTATCTCTACGACTGTCATATTGATTTATAAAATCATAAAACCTACTTCTGTTTTGTCTTGTAACTGGATTGGTTGTTATCTGTTCTGCTGTATGTTCTTGTGCTTTATCAATAATACCAACTACAGTTCTACGTAATTTGTTTGCTTCCCAATCATCAAATGCTATGTTGCCACCCCAATCAGCATGCGATAAGTTATCATACATAAAGTCAATTGCAGGTAATAAATGATCTTGAATTAGTGGAATTGAGGCAATGTTTGCATCTAAGAAAGAAGGATGCCTTAGATAAGGAATATCTATTAGCACACGAGCTGGCTTTATAGGTCTACCATCCTCTCTAACAGCATTGTTGTTAAGTAAAGGTCGTTGAAGCCCTTTGCTGTGTAACCAATGGTCCCATCCTGCCCAATTATAATTTTGTTTAAGTTTTAATATCCATTGTAACAACTCTTTAAAAGAACTAAGACTTAGTAAGTTAAACGCACTCATACAAGTAACACCTGCGTATAATGTATTTTCTAAAAAGTATTCTATATTCTTTTTCCATAGTTCATAGTCCATACCATGTCGAATATAATCATTTCTATCTCCACCTGCTTCAGCACTAGTAAACAATACAAAATCTTTAACACACTTTCTTTCTTCTAATTGTCTCACCTTATCGGTAAACTCATTCCATAACTTGCCAGGTGGACACCCATTACTGTTTATAGCAAAGTTTAAATTTGGATTTGGGTTCTCTAATAAAAAGTCAATAACTTTCATTGTATCTTTAATTAATAAAGGCTCGCCGCCTGTAATACGAAATGTATGCATGTGTTTGTATGCTTCTGGAAACCATTCCCAAAATGCTTCAATGTATGGATTGTGTTCACGTTGCGGTATGTGTGTTTCATCTTTTCTTATATTATTAAACGTCATATCAGTTAATTGATATGCACCGCCGTTTTTAATTTCTTGTTGCCACTGACTACTATATGCAGGACCACAGTAAGCACATTTAAAATTACATGTATTGCCAAAGCTCACTTCAACATATGTTGGAAATATATCTTCGTCGCCCACTAGTTCTGCAATCTTATCATGATGCTTAAAACTAAATTGATCTAAACTTTTATAAACACGATCGCTTGTCTCTCCGTTGTCTTCCACTCGCCAACAGAAATCACACTCTTTAGGACGTTTGCCGTTAAGCATTGCTTTGCGTTGTTGTTTTTTATAATTGGTATTGTGTAACGCACCAGGATTGTTCTTTATTTCATCCAATGGTATCTTGTGTGGTGATGGATGGTGACAACTATGTGTTGTGCCATTTCCTAAGTGCATAGTAACTTGTGTCCATTTAGCCAAGCAGAATCCAGGACCGGTACTGTTTAGCATGTCCTTCATGTGTTGTTGGTTTCTGCCAACAGGATCAAATCCCTTTGTTCGAGAATTAATTTCCCAATCAAAGTCTTTGGTTAGTTTACTCATCTGATTTTATTACCATTGCTACTGCATAATCTTTTTCATCTGATACACTTAGATTCCAATTGCCTTTTACTTTAGTAACTACAATAGGTTGCTTACCGTTCTTGCCATATGAGAATTGTTTAGCATCTGTTATGCCGCTTGCTTTAATTGATGCTTCCTTTACTGCCCAACACTTTGATATATATTCTGGAGTAAGTTCTTTTTGTTTTTCTACATCTGTTAAAAATTGATCAGTGAATCGTGTTCCATACTTGTTATAGATTTTTTTAATCCTATTAACTGAAACTATATCAACACCTATATTCATTTTATTCTAATGTATCTTCAACCTGGTCTTCTCTAATTTGAGCACCCATACGACTTGGGTTGATGTATACTTCTTTAAAGAATCGAGAGCCTTCTTTGCCTAAGTCAGCAATTTCTAAATCTAATCTCTTACGTAAATCAATACCAAGTCTAATGCTTTCATCTTCTACTGCTTTGTAATTCCATTGTGTGCCTGTGCGTTTGCATAATTGATCTGGACTGTTTTGAAACTTTGGTAATACGTTTTCATTAAAATAATTAGTTAACCATTTAAAGTCTCTAACGTTTTTCCAATCCCAATCTGTTCTAGTAATGTTTGTCATATGACATCCTAGACGTGCGCCATACACTGCCCATATGCCATTCTCACTATCATCGCCAACACTCATCCATGTTAATAAACGTTTGTAGTTTTTATCATGCACTGTCTTTTTCATGTCAGCTGGATCTATTACGTCACCGTCTACTAATCCCATCTTAACTCCTTCACGGAAACCTGCACGCCAGGCTTGTAGTGGACTACCGTTATTCATTACTGTGCAATAGATATTATTCATTTGCACATAGTTAATGTTCCAACAAAAGTCTACTTGTGCAGCTTTGTTATTAGGATCTGCATTTTCATGTGTTCGCATATTCATAACAACATCTTTCGGCCAACACTTGATGCCACCATTGCCGTATACAAGTCCATTAGTAATGTTCTTGCCAGCCCAACTAATAACATCAACATTAGTAATTTTATCCATGTCTACTTCCACGCTGAAGAAAGCTGGATCTACAATATTGTCTGCATCAATAGTAATAAACCTATCAGTCTCTGCCATGTTGGCTGCGGCCTTGTGTGCTGCATCACTTCCTTCTACTCCATGACTACGTTTAGCCCATGGACATTTATCTAATAAGTCTGCGTAGTTCTCATCAGCATTAGGTTCATCATAGCTGATATATACAATATCAAATTCGTTAATGCTTTGCATTTTACTCATTGTTCTTTCTCCGTAATATAATTTACTGCAAGTCGAGTTTCTGCAAAAGCAATTAATGGGTTTGCAGGCCAGTTAGCAGGTAAGTCTAATTTAACTTTATTATAATAAAGTAACTTAGCTACACTTACGTTTAGCGTGGTTACATAATTATCAATGTGACTATCAGAAACATGGAATTGCATATATCTTTTATTATTAAAATAATGCATCATATCTTTATCTAGCTTACTATCAATAATTAAATTATCATTTAATGTATACATATTTATATGAGCATCCAGTGACGAGTTTGATACTTGGTGCTTCTTATTATGATCTTGTATACTATCTGCTGACATGTCAGTAAATTCTATACCATAAGTTTTAAAAACAGGTTTTGTAAAAATACTTATATCGTCCCATGAATTAATATGTTCAATAATATTTTTTGGAACATCAATATAGATTACATACTTGTTAAATAATTCAATTGCATCAACTGGTATTACTCCAATTAAATAATCTGGATTGTTTTTTCTGCATACATATAAATCTAATATGTCAGGGTTTTCATTTTTAATATTATTAATCTGTCCAAGATTAAGAGAACGTCTAATAGTCAACAAGTTAATTTTAATTCTCAAAATATTTTCGTTACGTATAACTTGAACAAACACATCATTCTTTTCAGGATGTGTGCCTTGAGTAAACTGATTTAGTTTGTTACCTTTTATTTCTAATACAAGTGTATCACTTTTAGCATCAATATCCCATTGGTTATCAATTGAATCCCAATGCATAGAATACTTTCTCATATTCTTTTTTCCAGATACTAACTCTCTGCATACATTGTTTGTTACAGATACTACCTGTTCGTTATCGTTTACTTGCTTAAATGGTTGTGGACTAATCCCAAGTATACGGCCAGACTCCGGGTTAAATCTTATGTTCCATTGTTGATTACTTTGTGATGTTGTTGTAGTGATGCTGTTGCTCATTGAATATTTCTTGTGTTAAAAACTCTTCTTCATGATAGTATAGAACATCATTGATTGCATAGTTTTGTATTTTTATCTTTCCTGCATTACTTGGCCATACAGTAAGTTTATCAGTCCACTTATTAACTTTGTTTAGTGTGTTGCCTGCACTGTTTCTCATATCAATGTAACTTAATATCTTAGGTATAGTTACTACATCTCCATTAGTATGATCAGCTACTAGTGTGTGCATTATGTCTGCGTCAAAGAAATCTGGTATGTGTTCTGCTTTTAAATATTTGCTACATACATCAGTCCAATATTGAAAATAAATATCTGCCATTTTGAAATGTCTAAGAGCAATTTCATCTTTCTTAAAAAAGAATATACCGCTGTAAATTACATCTAAGTTATAATCTTTTTCTAAATGTTTTTTATATAATGGATATATTTGATCTTTACGCATGTTAGTAATTGAATTAGGAAATGCAATACTGCAATGATCAATTAAATAATCCCATGCACTAGTTAGATCAGTTTTAACCAATGTGCTACAATCTATAGCAATTGTGTTCTCATATGGGCTTGCCCAATACAACTGCCAGTCATTCTGTCTACAATTTGTAGCAACAGTAAATGGTAATTCAGTAATTGCATCAAACCCTTCAAGAAACTTTTGTTGAACTTTACTTTGTTTGCCTACTACTAATGTAACACTTGCATCAGGCATTTTACTTTTGATTGAGAAAGCACAACATTGTGCTTGTCTATATTCAGTTGGGTTGACTGCAATTATTACATAACCATTTTGTGCAATATTATCTGGCATTAAAATGCTCCACAAGTTTTGGTTTTACTCTTAACAAAGCACGTTTGTTCATTACATGTAAATCTAAGTTGCTGTGTTTTATAAGAATGTCCTTCCAGCTTTCAGTTGAACTGTTACCTAAACATATCCAGTCTTGTATATTGTTTGCATCAATAACATTATCTCGTTGCGAAACAAAATACATAGGTTCGTCATCATAGTTATGTATAATATTTGATTGCTCCATGCCACTGAGAATATGCACTGCTATGCTTACACAATAGTCTGTGCGAAATAAATTACCCGGAAAGTTATATAGGAATTGATAAAACTGATAGTTGTCTGCTATATGAGCCCATAAGTCAAAAAACATTTTACTGAAGTCACTGCGATCAAAATACACAACGGTGCTCCACCACATTTTAATTCCTTGATCGTATAACAGTATTTCGTTTTGATGAGGTTTATCGTTTCTAATACTTAATGCATTATTAAACATTGCTACACCATCATATTCAAAACTCTTTAATAGGAAACTATTTTTGACAATGTAATCTGTGTCTAGTAATAACGTTTGTTCAAATGGGCTGTATTCCCATATCTTATGCTTGTTACTGTTACTAAATTGTGCTTTAAATTCTGTATACGGACTGTCGTAGTGTCTACGTATATTTGGTTTAAGTTCGTCGGTGGTTATTTTTATATAGTCAACAAACTTATCAATATCTTCTTGTGATTGTGATTGTTTAAGCCAACCATGTGTGCCTTCATCTGTAATTATACATACAGGAAGTTTTAGATACTCTTTAACATATCTAGCTGCCAGCATGGCTAAGTCTACATAATCTAATTCTTCATTGTTGTAGACAAAGAAACATACACCTTGTTTGTCTTTGTGTTCAGGCATTTACCAATCCATTATTGATTTAATGCTTCTAGACTTTCGTAGCTTATCATATTCTACTGCATATTCTTGTGAGGCACTAACATATGCATCAACAAGTTTCTCAAGTAGATCTTTGTAGTCTTTTACTCTTATTGGATTATCTTTTGAATCAATTATAACACCATCAACAGTTTTATCAAGATCAATCATTGTTTTTACAAACGAAATAGTTTCTTGATTTGCTACAAATACGCCTCCGTTGTAATGCACTAGTTGTAGTTGTGCTACTCTATTTTTAATATTTTGCTTCTGATTATTAAGGGTTAGAGTGTAATTGCTAAACTCTAACGCCTTCTCTAGACGTTCGTCCATAGAAAATTCTCCTAGTTTATATACTATAATACTTTAGATTGGGGTTTTTGTCAAGTATTTATATACTTGTTTTAGCCGTCGCCGTCTGGTAGTCCAGTGTCTGTAGCAGTCCAACCGACTGTGGCTACGATACCAGGAACTTCACGTTCCACAAATTTAAAATTTATTCCTGTTTTAGGAGAGAAACTATCATTGTCAATTGCTTCTTGGGCAGTTGGTGTATCTAATGGTTGTGCATATCCAAATTCTGCAACAATGTTAGTATCAATTGGAGCTTGAGTGCTATCATCATCTCTGTCTTCAATAAGTTGTATTTTTAAATGCACTTTAAAGATTGGTGATAAGTCTTCGCCCTTTAGTAATATTCTAAACCTACGCTGATTATAATCAGAGAAAGCTGGGTTAGGACTGCCGCCACTTGTTGTTCTGTCATCAGCAGCTACATCATACACTGGTTCATAGTTTCCAGAAGTAAAGTTTATACTGTAAAATCCTTTGGTGTTACCACCTAAACTATTAAATGGAGCATCACCTTCTCCATCTCCATCGTTTGTTGCTGATATGGCGCCTATTCGAATAATACCCATATCATCAAAGAATGAACTCCACACTAGAGATGGATCACTTGTTCCGCCACTTGAACTTGACATATCAACTAGTAGCTCTCCGCCACTGTTAAAGAAATGTCTTGCTTCATTATAATTATCAAATTGAAATACGTTCTCGCAATATAAATCATCTGTCCATGTAGATGAACTAGGATTAGTAACACTAAGCACATTTGTTGTAATACTTTTTGATGTAGGAACACATACTAGATGATTAGGACTAAATTTAGTATTGTATAAAGTTACAAGGTCTTTATATACTTGTGCCGCTATAGCCATTGATGGAGCTTTATGTATGACTAGATCACTTACAGTCTCTGACATATGCCACAAGCCTGCGTTTATTTGTGAAATTAAATAGTTAGTATGTTCTGCTGTAATAAGTTCGTCTTGGTTGACTTGTAAACTATTTGAAATATTTACTGGTGCTTGTCCCCATCCTTTGCGTCTATCATCATTTGTGGTATTATGATTTGCATCAAACGAGTATCCTCCATTAACTGAATCATGCCAATATACATTGTATAGCGTAACAAGTTCATTGAACTGTTCGGCAGTAATCGTATTACCCGTTTCGATAGGGATAGTCGGCATATTACTTTACTCCAACTACAATTTCAACTAATCCAATACCTAGCGTATCTTTATTTTCTAATGCACGACCAACAACACGGAACCAATCCATGCCTACTTCTTTTTCATAGTCTGATACTGCTCTAGCTACACCTGGTTCATCACTTGAAATAAGACGTTGTCCTTTATGAACTTCGCCCATAACTTTACAAGGAACTCTTCCTTCTAGTGCAACTGGCACTGTTAGTCCTTCTGCAGCACTATTCATTAAGTATGCTGGGTTAGTAGATACTACACCAAATACTTCTGGACAATACTCAATTGTTGTCTGTGTTACTTCAGCTTCGCCGCCAATTTTAACAACGGTGCCTGCTTCATACTCTGCATCACTTGTGTAAAGTTCTGCAAGGTCGGCGTATTCTGCTTCAGTTGCCGTTCCGTGCATTTTCATATCTTTACCCAGTGTTAATCCTTTATGGATTTTATTATCTGGAAATTTGTTTAGTCCGCCTGCTATGTCTCCATGGTATTGTGTTTCTGATGAATGAATTATAAATTCAGCATCACTTGAGAATATAGCAACTGGCACACTGTTTGCTTTAACTACAAAACAATCATGTTCTGTTGATCCGTTATCTAATATTGTTTCTTGATTGAATGTTGTTCCGCTCCATTTAACTCCATCATAAACTTTAAGTGTATCTACATCTTTATGATACCATAGCTGACCTGCTATTGGATTTGATGGGCCGGTACTTGTGTTGTCGCTTGCAAAATTTTCTAGTAGATCAACAAAGTTTTGAGCAATTGCTTCACCGTATCCAAAATAATCTTTACCAACAAGTTGTAGGCTGGTTTCTGTATTAAGGGTACCGTATTCTACTGTTATATCCGAAGCGCCTAATTTATTAATTGTATATGACATTTTTTATACTCCTGCTCTGATTCTAAGTGAATACAGAATTTCTATTTTACGATTCTTTGATTTTTGTATAGGATGGAAAACCAAATGTGTTAGAAAGTCACCAGTTTCAGTTACTAATGCTAATTCATCAATAACCCATTCGCTTGGTGTTTCAAAATTTTGTGCATTGTCTAGTGTAGGTGCTGTTGTAGGTTCATCGTAATCAAGTATAACCTTTACAGTTATGTCTGAATATGGATTGCTTTCAGCATCTACTAACTCTATACTCTCTACTGCTTTTAGATATGCAGCAGGTGGTGTTGCATTGTCTAACAATGGATTATATAATCCACCATTTACTCCATCTACTTTTGGACTTCTGTAAGTAATGTTACCGTTGGCATCAACTGTTGTGCCTCCGTAACCAAACGCAATTCTATTAATAAAAAACTGATTACCGCTTACAGATTTATTTGCTAATAGATTTGCAACTGCAAAAGCAAAGTTTTGAAAGTTGATAGCATTATGTTTGTCTAGTAATACTTCACCTGTATCAAAGTCTTTGATTAAACAATGACCGTCTACTGAAATATCTGTTTGTTCGTTATAATTATTTTTCATTGCTGTTCGCCTACTCCTTATATACTATTTATGCCAATTAGAATTCTTGGTTCTATAGTATAGTTCCTTTTCCTATATTGTTCAACATAATAGCTTCTGCTGAAGTTGAACTGTCTAATATTGTAGTGTTATCTTCATTAAATTTCTTATCTGCTGAAGAATTTACATAATGCAATGCATTATTAGTAACATCAGTAATAGTTGTTCCTGATGCATGTGCATTTGCAAATGTTAAGTTTAGTCCTCGTTTTTTAATATAAATTACACCGCCAACGTTTTGAACTTGTATTATTTCATTGTTAACTAATACTAATTCTGCTGTTGTAAATTTACTTGCATCTGCTACTGTTAGTGTTGTATCTCCTACAGTTAACGGTGCAGACAGTGTAGATGTTTTTGCATCTTCCATTCCATATACATGCTGGTATTTGTTTATATCAAGCATATATGCAAATGTTCTTGTTTCATTTGTATCAGTTGAACCTGATCTATTTGTTTGCACTTTAATTATTGCTGTTTCTTGCGGCCTAATATCTGCTTCAGTTGATCTGTATGTTGTGTTTGAATACAGTTCAGGTTGTCTTCCATTACCACCTGATACAATTGCATAGCCATCAACACCATCGTCATCATCATATGCAGTATTACCAACGCCACCTGATACTATTACTTGAGCTTCATCTTCGACTGCAACATCTACAGTTACTATACCAGTTGGTGCTGTTACAAAGTTAATAACTTGATCTATCAAGAAGTAATCAACTGCTGAAGTTAATACTGTTGATCCATCTTTAACTTCAACATGATCCCAATCTAACATGTTTGCATCTGCTTTATCTATTGTATAAACTGTAGTTCCGTTGTTAGCCAACGTAATAGTTTTTTCTAATTCGTTGTTAGCATTAAGCACAAGCTCATTAAAGTTTGTGCCTTTTTCTTCATGCTTAATTGTAATACTTTTAAAATTATCTTCGTCTAGTTCAAAATACACTTCTTCTTGTTTGTTGAATGTTCTAGCAGAGTCACTTACCTTAACATGGAAAGGTTTAACCTCATTTACATATCCTTCAATTGAGGACATAATATCTTTTTTGTATTTCTTTTTCTCTACTAAATCACTTTTAACTTCTAATCGTATATAAGAAGTTTTCATTGCCCACTCAACTTGTTTTGTTCTAGACAATGCATAATCAATCATTCCAAAGAAGAATTTATTAAACTTAACAGTATGTTCATTTAAGAACAGTGTATCTCTTAACATTGTTACAAGAGCTTTCCACCAATCTGCTATAGCTGTATTATCCCAATTTAAACTATCCCATGGTTCCATATCCCATGTGTAAGTTTTAGCTAATCTTTCTTTGTTCCATTTTATTGTTGCGTTATTCTTTTTAGTTAGGATCCATTCTTTATATCTATATAGATAAAATTCAGTTCTGTCAATATCATCATCGTTGATTATTTGAATCCTTGCTGTTTGGTATTCATTTGTATCTAATGTGTTTAATTCGTCTATATTCTCTACAACTGTTGCAAATGTGTTAGCATAGTTATGCAATGGAGAAACAAAGTCTGTCCAATCCCAACTATCATCTGGAATAGTTGAATTTGCAACTGCTGTTAAGAATTTAGTTTTAAAGTCATTGTATACGTTTACTGATACAAGTTGTCTATTAATAATATCAAGTGCATTTAATCTTGCTGCAACTATATCATCATACCATGCTTGTCTGTTGGCTCTATCATCACCGTATCTTGCATACGGGTGATTTGTATAATCTGGGAGACGTAAAGTATTCTCATCAATTTGTGATAAGTTATTTTTTAATCCAGTATACCAATAGTCAGGTATTACATCTGTGTCTTTACCTACTAATATCCATTGTGCGTGATTGTGATCAACTTGTTTGTTTAATTGTAACACAACTTTTTTATTTACAAAGTCCCATATGTCTGAAACAATAATTGCATCATTGTCAGCTACTGAGAACCAATAGATTCCATTTGCACTTGGATCTGTAATAATATTTTCTACTTCGCTTGTAATAATATTTTTGCTTGAGTGACCAATTGTTTCTTTGTTACGCACCCAGAAATAATAAACACTATCATATTTGGTAGTGCTTGGATTCCATTCGCTACGTAGTGTGTAGTAGTATTCGTTTTGATTTTTAACTGCATCAAACTCAGCGTATGCTGTTCCTGATGCTACGTTTCCATACATTACTTTGTTGCTTTCAACAGCTTTGTTATAATCATCTGGTGCGACAGAACTTTTTGTCCATTCCCAAATTACAACTTCACTGCCTACAAATTGCTTTGCCCAGTTACTTGCTTTATCTTTTATATCTCCTTGGTCGTAATCATAGTAACGAACTTTACTAGTATCCCACCATCTCTTACCTACTTCTGATTCTGCCCATGCGTTATCTTCGTCTGCTTCATATGTTTCTTCTGTAGATGTATTATATATTGCTACATCATGAACACTCTTAATATCAATTTCTGCATCAGCTACACCAGGAATAATTCCACGTAGCGGGTCATACAATTCTAAATCAAGTATAGGTGTATTGCTATCATAATCATAAACTGTTATGTTGTCTAAGTCTTTATTTACAATTCTAGAACTTTGGTGTCTAACTACTGCCATAGAATCTGTTACTACTGAAGCATTACTAACTGCTTCATTATATAGATATCCATTTAGATATCCTGCACCAGTAAGAGTTGATCCACCTGCTACTGGATATACCGATTCAAATACATTTATTGATGTTTTTTGATTAGTATCCTCGTCTGTAAAGACTAATGTGTTTGGTGGAATGTTCCAATGTATACTTTTTAATGCTGCATCTCTATGTTCTATTGTAGAAAATCTTGTTGATCGTAATGTCATTACTGAACTAGATGATCCACATTTGTCAATATATTGATCAATATAAAATTCTGTTGACGATCCAATTTTTGTTACTTTATGAATACCATCAATGTTAGGTGTAGTAGTTGTGTTTAACAACATTACATAATCACCTACAGCTAATCCATGATTTGCGTTTACAGTTACTTGTGCATCATTTCCATCGGCAGTCATCGATCCTGCACATATTCCACATGGTTCATCTTTTGTAAGTGGATCAGTTGGGTTATTTTGTAAATCTGCTGTATATAATCCTCTGCTCTGAACTTGGAATACATTCCATCCATAATGTTTTGTGTCTACAGCAATACTATTATTACCTACAATACCATCAATTTCATAATCTGAATCGTTTGCTACCCATACATTAAACAATGCTGGATCTGTATGACTTATGTTTGTCCATTCAGATGGAACAAATGTATTTAATTGTGAACTGTCTGATACTAAACTTATTACTCCATAACTACTAATACCTGCGTTATTTAAGAATACATCGCCAGGATTTGCTAATGTAAGTATTGGATTAGTTGATGCTATAGTTAAAGCATTACCTGTGCCTAATACTGATACTCCAGTTACAGCGTTACCCGATCCTCCTGCTGCTACAGGATCTGCTAGTCCAGTTGTAATTAAAGATACCGCAGTAGTTAAGTCAACAGGTTCAGTAACAGGTGATGTTGTAACCGCAGTGCTAAGTGGCAATCCTACTGTTGCTCGCTGTGTTCCTTCTACTGTTAGTGTTGTTCTTCTCTGAGCCGGTGTTAAGTTTGCACCACTTACTAATTTAAGATACCCACTGTCGTTTGTTGCAGTGATGTGTCCAAGGTTTGATGTATTAGTAATTAATGTAACTATGTCATCTAAAGTTAAATCTTGTTCTTGTTGTTCTTCGATTAATCCTACTAAACTTGCTGTTGGATTTGTAACAAAGCCTAATATTTCATTAGTGCCATTGATACTACTTCCAAGTATTAATTTACTATCATTGCTACTCTGATCTGTGCTTGTAGCCCAGTATCGTATACGTAATCTACTTCCAATCAAATCGGCCTGTATAGCATCATTGGCAACATATGGTGTGCCAGTTGGTTCAGTTATGCTGATTCCATTTGCTACCATTGTGTCATTGATCTTTGTTACAATTTCTGCAGTTGTCATACTTAACGGAGTATGTTCAATAGTTACAACAATTGATGCTCCGTCTGCCGGTTCATTTCCAGAAGTGAATGTTAATGTTTGTCCACTGATTGAATAATGTGTTGGATCAGTTTGTGTAGTTCCACCAACTGTAACTGATTGAACTGTATATGCAGTGCCAACAATTCCTTGTGCAATTGTAAATGTATCTTTGAGATCTACAACTGTAACGTGTGTCATTGTAACTACAATAGCTTCGCTACCTGCAAATGTTGGATTAGTAAATGTAATGTCTTGTCCACTTATTGTCCAGTCTGTTGTTTCTGCATAAGCAGTTCCATCAACTGTTATACCACTAACACTATATGTTGATCCACTTAGTGTTGTATTAGGAATAGTATATGTTTGCTGTGCTGCTACACCTGTGATATTTTCTGTTGCATCACTTGGCGTAATTCCTAAGTTATCACCTGTAAAGTTTTCTATTACGTCTGGTGGTGTTGTGTCAAAGTCAACAGTTATTCCATTAATAACTAATTGCTTATCTGTAACAAATCCATTATTTGAATTAAATGCTGGTCCTGGAACAATTCCTGTCTTTGATGCTGGAACACCAGTTAGAACATTGACACCTGCTAGTTTGCTAAGTGTTACTGATTGTCCATCAATTATTAGTGTATTAGTTGATGATGTTGCACCAGTAATAACAGGATTCAAAACTGTTCCTGTAACTGGTATTGGTTGTTTCTCCTGGACTTCCTTAGATATAGGAAACACTGCACCATCAATACTTACTATTGTTCCTGATGGCCATGTTGGATTTGTATTATTACCAGTTATGCTTATATTCTCACTTACAGTAGATACTGTTGTGCTATCTGGTATACACTGATATAATCCACCTTGGTATCTTACTATATTACTTTTTTTATAACTTTTATTATTTGCCCAAGTTTCTATGATTGCATAATCTTCTAATTTGTTATATACATTTCCAATTTCACTTAATAAGTTTGTTTTATATTTTGCTTCAGTGTCTAATAAAGCACCTGCTGTTAAGTTACTTATGTCAACTTCTGTTATAGGTTGAGTAGAAAACGAAGTGCCTGTTGTAGCTGTGCCTGTTCCTGTAATGTTTTCATTAGTCTTAACCGCAGTAAATGTATCACCAGATACATATGTAACTCCTGAAGTTCCTGCAAGAAAATTCCAATCGTTTTGAGATGTTGTTCCCAATGATTTTATTTGATAAGTTTTGCCAACAGCAAGCGATACTGCGTTAACTGTTTTTACTGGATTAACAAATCTACTATCACCTTGCGGATAAACTAATACATCATTGTATACAGTTTCACTTCCTGTAAAGTTATTAAACTTAATAGCTTGTGGTGATGTTTCAAATGTGTTATTGTCTAATGTAAATTCTATTGCGTCTAATCTGTCTGTGTTACCAAAGTAACTTCTAGACAACATATATTGTTCATGAACTTTAATGTCTAGCTTATCAGTTATAAATTTACGTTCAATTTTATCAAATGCACTTGATGTTCCTCTTTGTTTGATCAACCCTTGAAAATAATTACGTTTAGTAATTGAATCAAACTCATTCTCACTAATAGTAAGTTCGTTGTTTGAATTACCAATAGTTATATCTTCTAGTTTTCTAATTGTAGGATTAAAGTCAATGCCATCTGTTTTATAGTAGTCGTCAACTGATTGCACACTGCTATCAAAGTTTTCAACAACCTTATCATCAAAAACTAAGTAACCTGGTGCACGTTTATTACCGTCCCACTTATCAGTTATTAATCCTCTGAATGCTATTTTGTATTGATTTATATTTTTAATATCATCATGCACAACAACACCAAACGTTGTTTTATCATTTAGTAATGCAATGTGTTCGTATTCCACAACAACAAATCCTGCTGAACCAATTATTGTTTTATCTTTTGTTTCTAATGATAATACATCTTCTGTTCTGCTTACTAATAAATTATCTGATTCAACTGTAATACCTTTTGTATCAGTGATAGTATTTTCTTTAAACACACCTGTGTTTAATTCTACTACGCTACCATGTATTGGCTTAAATTTAAAATTAGATCCTAGGTCAAATGTTTTAGTAGTTGATGGATTAGTTAATGCCCATTTAACAAACTCTACAGCTACACTGTCTCCGCTGTATGGGAATTCAAATCCAATTGATTCTAAATAAGCGTAGTATCCTCTTATAAATGAATAAGTGTCTTGTATCTTATTAAGTATTGCATTATACTCTAATATGCTATGTGTTGGTGCAAACTTTTTATATTTCTTAACTTCTACTGATTCAACTTCCACATTTGTATACGAAGTTGAGTTAGTGTTATCTGGTGCAAAGAAATTAAATTCTTGTTTACCATATCCATTGCCACTAATCTTCCAACCTGGAGCCAAATACTCAACAGTAATTTCACTAGCAATTGCAATATTAATTGGTGTGCTTTTATACATTGATAGTTCAAAGTCACTTTCGCCTAGTGTATGTTTTGTTTCATCGTATGTTTGTGTCTTAAATTCTAAAAGATGTTTACTACTAAATCCACGTAATTGTGTTCCTAGTCTTGTATCAACTTTAGTATGTAAGTTGTCTATGTTGTAATCTAAATTGTTACGCAATGTATGATTGTATAAAGATTGTGCTATACCGCTTGCTACATATTCTACTTCTTTTGTTTTAAATTTAAATGTTGATGTTGCAACCTGTGAGTTGTCAAACCCAGTATATATTGCTGGAAGTGTTGTTAAGTTTCTTCCTCTGTGTGATACACTTGCACCAATAACATGTCGTCTAGTTTCATTGGGTGTGTATACTCCTGGTCTAGTATCAAAAGATAATGTTATGTCTGCTTCTGTTGATCCATCTGGTCCAACTAGTTTAACAAATGTGTTTGTATCAAATAACGCAATAGCTGTAACTTCAACATCAACAATTGATCTTCCATAAACTTTGCCTGGTGTTGGTATAGATGAAGTTGTATAAATTTCTAAATCGTCTTTGCCTAAGTAATCTATTTCTTTGGTATTAACTTTTACAGATGGTGAATAAAATATGCTAGATGCTTTTGTTGGATTTAATTTAACAATAGCATCTATTGTAGATGCTTGTCCTGATCCACTTGCTCTCCACTCAGCTTCTAGTCCAGCATGATCACCAAATTCAAAACGTTTTGCTTTATCAATGTCTTGTGGAGTTCCTAACACAGTCGTAATTGTTTCTAATACACCTGCTGATGTAACTGGGCATTTATTATCCCAATCCCACAAATGGTTTGCCCATTCTATATCTTGTCTACCAGGTGCTACTAGTCCACGTTTTAGTGCTTTAATAAGTGCCGCACGTTTTGTAGCATTTGTCCAACTGTATGTGCTGTCCCACCATGTAGGTTTAAATGCATAACCAAGCATGTGCCATGGCGTTTTGTCTGGAGTGCTTGTTCCAAATAATATTTTGTATGCACCTTTCCATTGTCCTGGAATATCTGCACCTAATGCCGAACCCATTGAACTAAAGTTCCATGTATCTACATCTGCAAGCGAGTATACAACTTCTGTATCTTCTCGTTTGTTCTTTGCTTTCCATTGTGCAAATGATTTACTGAGTAAATCATTAATTGTTTCTAGTGTATACCATGTTTCACGTGTTGCACTTGGAGTGAACTTTGAAACCATACCATATTGTAAACTTTCAACAGACTCGTCATCTGTATTAATTGTATCACTTATAACTAATCCTGTGTAAATTCTTTTTTCTAATTCAAACTGACATGCGTTAACAACATCAAAGTTTGCATCTGTCATGTTAAATAATTCTGCTGTTGATTTTAATTCCCACTGTGTTCCGTCATGCCCAGTTAGTATATTGTTTGTAGTGTCTACTTCTGGTGACCACCCTGGTGCAAGTTTAAGTTTTGTTAAACTAGGAGGAACATAACATATATCATCCATGTGTCTTTTATACACTGTAATTTTTGGATAACCTTTGTTTGGCATAGCTATTGGTTGATATATAAATTCAATTAAGTTTCCTGATTGTATATAGTCTATATCTTTTATTGCTAGTCTTGTTGTTAGTGTTCCACTTACATTATCTGAGATGTAAACATAAACGTGGTCTTGAATATTGTCATCACTGTGAATACTATCTTTTAAAAATATTCTAGGTAATACTGTATCTCCATCTGCATGAATAAATTCTTCCACTCGAACAGGAGTTTTATATACCATGTTAGATGTTCTAAATAAGTCTCCACCTGATCTAGTAATAGTAATTGATTCAATTGCATCATCAACTAATTCTCTAACAGTTAGATAATTTTTTCTTTCATTTAATCTGGCTACTTGAGCTCTAAATCTATTTCTAAAGTTATCCCAATCTTCACCTGATGTTCTTAATGCATCTGTAACGTTTACTGTATCATTGGAATATAAAGCATCGTGAACAATACTCAAATCGTTGTGAATAAATATTTCACCACCAAAGTAATGTTGTTTGTTTAGTGCCTCATAGTTATTTGTTCCAAGGATGTCGCCTTCAAACCCAGGAGTAGAAGATATTATACTTTGCCAATGAGCCATTGTTTCGCTCATTGTAAATGTTTCTATTACTTCGTTATTTGCATTATGCTTTAATGTATTTGGCAAAGATGAGTTAGTAGTTATATTTGTATTGTTATTGCTGAAGTATTTTAAATCAACAATATCATCTTTTTGTAATCCGACGGATGCAGGAATAACAATTGTGTCTGCATTGATTGTATAATTGTTAGGACTTAATTGCTTACCATTAACTTCCACTGTATGCTGAATGCTATCATAGTTGTCAAGTGGTATGATTGTATAGTCATTTGTTAATGTTGCATCTACTGGGTCAATAATAATTTTGCTACTGTATGTAGTAAGTGCTAAGGTAATATCATTTCCACTTCTTGTTACAGTTACACCTGCTTGTGGAGTTGTTTCAATATCAACACCAGCCACAGTTTTAAATTTAACATCACCAGTTTCTAATAAGTTGTTAAACACAACAGGTATATTTTTACCTACGTATATGTTTGTATGATCTACATTTGTTTTGTCTAAGTAAACACCATTTTGTAATTCTGTTACTACGCATCTTTTATCTTGTTGATGTAATACAACACGTCTATCTGTTCTCCATGAACTATGCCCTACGTTAATTGTAAAGTCTGCATTACTAGTTACTACATCATGTGTTACTAATGTTTCTGCCCCGCCAATTTCTTCGCTTTGCTTGTATAGATTAGTTAATTTATTGTTTACTTTAAATAATTTTTGTCCTAGTATCTGTCTATGATAGTTTGTATCTTTATTAAACTGTGACGTAATACTTTGGAAATGCGGCTCAGTAAATAAATAATTTTCAAACTGATACTCGCCAATTCCATTAATATCTTTATATGACAGTCCAATACCTAATTCAGGATCAACTGTGCTTGTGCCTATTTTGTAGTTAAATATTCTACTACCTGTAAACTTTGCACCTTCTAAACTTTCTAATCTTTGTCCACTGGTTGTATATAATTTAAACAACGGCATTTGGTTAACCTTAACACGTTGTTGCCCTGTGCTCCATACTGTGCCATTAAACCAAACATCACTGTTGTTCCATTTTTTATCTTCACTGTCTGGTAATGATTCTCTAACGTATGCACAATAATTTGGTTGTAATGTAATATCAGCAGTTAGCTCATTATACTCAATGCCATTATAAGTAATTATATTTGAACTAACCTGCCAGGTTTTACTTGCAAATGTGCCTTCAGAGAATGCAATACGCTGTTCTTCTTTAAGTTCAATGTCTGTTAAATTAAAGCCATATTTTCCACCCGGCAATGATGTTGGTATGTAACTTCCAGTTGGCTTAACCATTGTGTTTATTACGCCAGCCCATTGACTATCACCTAAATTTGTATCAATGTCTGCCCAGTTGTAGAGATTAAGTTTGCCATCAAATTCCATGATTGGTCTTTTAGCAATATATTTTGTATCAGTTAATTGTTTTAAATTAATGCCGCCATATATTAACTCGTTAATTTTTATTAGTGTTTCTACTGCTGTCCATTTATTATTTCTGCTCCATGCAGTTCTATACGGACTATCAGTTTCCATAACTTGATAATCTTTTTCAGCAAACACCACAGTTGATTTGTCCCAATTTAAAATATCAAATCCAGATAATCTATCTTTGTATTTTGCTAATACTGATTCACTTGTGCCAGGAACAATAAACTGTTCTATCTTTTGATTTGATCCAAGAATTCTTGCATCAACTAATTTTGTTATAGTAATATCACCGGTAACACTATCACGCTGTGTATAAAATATTTTGTGGTAATCTGTAGCATCCATTGGTGTGCTATCTTGCTGAGTCCATTCGTCAGCAAACATAATTAGTTCGTCAGTCATCCAAGCTGATTTGTTTGATTCTTCAGATGGAAATATAAAACCATCAAATACAGGTAACCTAGTGTCGTCTGTAGCGTTATAGCGAGCAAGCATACTAGCTACACCAATTTGCCCATCAACTGAATATATCTTACTTTCTTTGTTGGGCTGAACTGTAAATACTTTACTCTTGTCCCAAATACCACCAACTGTTACTGTAGTTTTTGTTGTGTCTGGGTAGCGTGTGCTATTGTCAACCCAACTGTATACTTCTATTAATTTAATATTTCTACCAGTGCCGGATACAAGATATGTTCTCTTGTGTGCATCTGAATGCCAACCATCACCAACAAACTTAATAAGCATTTGGTCTTCCATAACAAATGTATTATTGTTATCCACAATTGCATATGCTAATTGACCAGCTGACAAGTCAACTGGATTAACTACAGTTGTAAAGCCTGCGTTGTTTCCATTGTTACTGTAAATTGAACCTGTGTCTCCGCTTGGTTGCCATGTCTTAACAACATTATCCCATTGATAAGTTTTTGTGTTTACTCCATCATTGAGTGCAAAATAATCACCATGTGAAGGACTTGCTGGATAGCTTGAGCCTGATGTTACTGATCCTACTGTTGCTGCGTCAAGAGTTCTAATACTTTCGTATATGGGCATCTGATCCACCCATGCATAGTTTGTATAATTTACAAACTTGTCTACGTTAATTGGAGGTCTATAACTATATGATTTTGTTGCATATGCTGTATTATAATTATATTCAGAAAAGTTTATGTTAATTGCATTTGCAATGTCACTCATTGTAATTGAATTAGTTACTTTTTTATCTTTGTCTGTAACTACAATTGCTGGACTTATATCTGTATTGTCTAAATAAATATCTTCTTTGAATCTGTTCTTGCCTGACTTATCGCCTATGAAACCTTCTACATTCTTCAGGTTACCTTTTGAGATCATTTGATCTAATGTGCTGTCTAGCCATTTTTTATTTACATCAGTATTAAAAACTGATGGCAATAAATTAGATGCTTTTGTATTTGGAGTTTTGTAACTTCCTGCTTTTTTCTTAGCCATTAAACCTTATCCTAATTTGTTTTAGTAACAACATTACTAACAATATCTATATCGTCAACACTTACATCTGGTATAAACATTTCATCAATGTTTGGAGTAATTTCAAATAATTCGCCAAACACACTTGAAGCACCATGTGGTATAATAGTAAAACTACTTATTGACATTGATAATTCTTTATGCACATATGCTGCAAGTTCTGTAAAGTAAAAAGTTTCACCAAAGTCCCAATTTGTTACAGCAAAAAATTCATTGATTGCTTTAACTACGTTAACTCTAATTTCACTGTCAACTACATTACTACCTTTTACTTTAACAACATTAAATGTTGCACGTAATGATGAATGTGCAGTTGGTCCAAATATTGTTTTATATTTTGCTGGTTTATACAATATGGTATCACTTGTAACTTTTTGTTTCTCAACATTTGCAAAATTATTAGCTAACGCATTACTTGTTGGTGGAAGTGGTTCTTCACCTGTATTTGTTAACAACCAATTTCTATATTTTGTATCATATGCTTTATCCAACACATAAACATCTATAATGTTTGTGTAACTAGGATCAACTATTTCTTTATCAGCTGCAACATGGCGCCATTCAAAATCTAAATTAGCTCGACCAGTTTTTGCTACGTCATCTATAATAACTGATTCTAGTCCGCCGCCTGGTTTAGTGACTAGTTCGCTAAACACTAATGGATTATCTGGTCTTCCATCAGCATTGTCATCTACTAATGATAAAAATACATGAGATGCATCAATAACTCCATTTGAGTCTTGTTCGATTCCACTAACATGCATTTTACCGCCAGTTTTTACAACTGTGTCATCATCTTCAGTTCCGCCTCTAACAACAGTATCAAATGACATGTCTATAGTATCTTTTGCTTTTTTCTTTGTAAGTGAATCTAGTCCACTGTTTAAACTAACATTTGTAAATGCAACACTACTGCTTTCAAAAACATATTGTGTTGTTCTAGTGTATATGTTATATCTTCCACTATCAAAACTAAAGTAGATTAACCATGTATCCTTATTATATGAACTAGCAGGTGTAGTATAAGATCCTGGATCGCTGTCTAGTTCCCAACTTTGATTTTGATAATCATATGCAAGAGCAAATGTTCTTTTTGCTTCTAGATATGTTGTAATAATATTTGATTCTTTTGTTTTAAATAAACGTGGGAATGCTGGAACAATAACATCAATTGTGCTTCCACTTTCAACATATGTATCTAGTGTAATTGCTCCTAATCCATTTGATCTTTTTCCGCTTGGTTGACCAAGCTGAACACCAGTTCTATCTATACCAAGGCCATAAGCAAATATATTCAATACCTTTGCCCAAACATATGTGCCATCAGTTTTAGTAAACTTAATTAATGCACCTGTTCTAAATTGATTTAAATAATTTGATGCAGTTTTGCCTACTCGTTGAATAGCTGAGCTACTTAGAATATAGCCTGTGTTTGCATTATATAAATTTGTGCCTGGCGCATTCCATTCATATGTTCCTGCTGGAAATGAAGATTTTAAATCATTAAATGCGGTTGTGTATTTTGTATAGTAAAGATTAATTAAATCAAAATCTGATAGTTGTGGCTTTACATATTTTTCAAATATGTAATCTTTGTTTTGTCCAACAATTGTGGTTTTACTTTTAACATTATCAGTTTCATATAAACGTCCGTCTGTTCCATTTATTAATAAGTTACTGTATTCACCTGTTGGATCTGTAAAGTCAACATATCTACTGTGTCCACTAAATGTTCTATTAATACTTTTTACTTTTACTACACTTGATGTTTGGTAACCAAATAATGTATTGTAGTCGTTTGCTGTAACTAATCTATTTTGACTTGCATATGCCAGTGGAGCATTTTGTTTAATGCTATCTAAACTTTCGTTAGCACTTGCAGATGTTATGCTGGTTTTTAATTGTAATGTGAATATTGCTGAATAGTTATTTCCATCAATTCCTTGATATGCAATTGTAACTTTTTTATTTGATAAGTCATCTGGTCTAACTACATATGATTCATTTTTACTTACACGATACCATACACGTATAATACCTTGTGGTAAATTTCCAAATGTCTTATCTGCAAACTGAACTGATATTTGATTATTCTTTCTTGTCTTGACTGAAAATACATCTCTGTCTGCTGAATTAACGCTGTTGTATGTTGCATCTTCGGATGTTGAAATATGCTTTACATTTTTCCACTCTTTAACTACTGCTCCATTTGTATTAATGGTTTGCACCCATACGTCACTAAAGTTAATATTGTCTACATTAATATCAATGGTTTGATTATCAATTGGTGTGTCTATTTTTGTATCTTGGAATTGTAAGTTTCCTTCTTTTACTCCTAAGAAGAATCCAGTATCTTTATTTGATAAACCCAGTCCACTATTTTTATAATATATTCCAAATGCACCTGTTGGATTTGGTGATTTCTCATGAACAATATTATCTGTATAATCTATGCTTACAATATTATATGTAGATGATTGACCGTTAGCAATACCAGGCACATCAAACTTAATTTGATTTGCTGTATTGTTTAAATCATAAAACTGTTGTGTTATATTTCCTACCGAAGTTTGTTTCTTTGGACTACCATATTGATTACCAAACTGTAAAACTCCATTCATTACTGCAATAAAATCATCTAAGTTGTTTATGTTGCTAGTAGATTCAAATTTAATATCTTGTCCACCCAAACTTGTTCCTGCACTACCAATTACAGGTTCGTTTGTTTTTACACTGACTACTTTCATTTCACCAAACGCTGACACATTACGTCTTGGAGTATAGCCTAAAAATTCTGCTAGTTTATAAACACTTTCTTGTCTTTCTGCTGTGCTTAAGAAGTTATTACGTGAGTTTAAGTCAACTCTAAACGCTAAGTTATGTCCCATTTGTGCAACTACGTCAAGTAGTGCTATGAACTCTGAACTTTCAATCCAGTCATTATAATTTTCTGGATATGTGCTTCTTACATAGTCGACCATTGCAGTTCGTATTGTATCGTAATCAAATGCTTGTAAGTTAGCATTGATAAAAGATTCATATACTGCTACATAATCTTCAGCTGCAAAAAGTTTTGATTGTCTAATATTTTGTGCCATAATTAAAACTCTGCCTGTTCTGTGGATTCGCTGTCAAATTTAATCTGCAAGTCTGTTGCAGTTGTAGTTGGTAGATACATTAATTTAACTGTTACTGTAACTGAATGAGCGTCTTGGTCAACAATAATATCATTGCTGGCTAGCTTAAAGCGTGGATCATACGATACAATTTCATAAACTTCGTCATTAATTGCTTCTGTCGTATTATCATCCAGTGGTTGAAAAATATAATTAAGTAGATTACTACCAAAGTTTGGATTAGTCCACTTTTCACCTTTACGGATTTTAAAATGATTCATCAGATCTTGTTTTGCAAGTTCTAGACCTTGTAATCTTAAACTTCCATTTTGTTGATCTACTGTGGTATAACCTACTATATTACTCATACTAGTATTTATCGAATTCGTTATCTACTAAGTTAATTCAGTTTGGAAGATAAAATTCGTTGCCTTGATTCGGCCATGTTAGGTAGGAACCTTTTGGTTTCAGCATAATAAACATATTCTGCTTGAGTTCTACTTCTGTCATCCAACAATCTTGTTGGATATTTGTTTGCTATTTCTTGTATACCTTGTCGTTTAATTAGAGATCTATCTTTTGCCACTCCATAATCAGCAAGCATAATAACTTTTGCTTCTAATTGTCGTTGGACACGATTAATACCACTGTTGGTCATAGCAGTTGCTACATATTGCCATTCTCTATCTTTTACATAATCATATAATTGAAATGTTCGTTGTTCTGATCCTACTCTAGTCCAATCACCTGTTAAGTAATATAAACTTACTAATCCATCATATTGACTTTGACTTAATGACTCTAATATAAATACTTCTTTGAATCTACGCTCTGCATCTTTGAAAACTTTAATCCATTTATTAAACGCATCTTCTTCAGTAAGTCCGTCTCCGTCTACCCCGTCAACCAGATTATAACCAATTTTTATAACATTGTCAACATCTTTGTATGCATAGCCCTTCCACCCAATATTTCTTAATATTAAGTTAATCATTGCTGGACTAGTTTCTAAGTTTCTAATAGGCACAAGTGTCCTTGCTAATGTGTTATCAGCAATTGGAAATAAATCAAAAGGTAATAAATCTTCCTTTGTTATTGTATTAGGTAAAGTATATGTTGCCATTATCCTGAATTTCCTTTACCTGTTACTATTTTTTCTCGCACTGCAACACCTTTCCATGGGTGATGCTCAGGAACTCTGCTGTTGATACTTGATGTTACACTTGTGTTAGTTGTTTGTGCCTGCACTGCTGCCTTTTCTGCTGATGTAGGCGCAGGACCATTTATATCAACACGACCTGCTTGTAAATAATAATTGTTAGTTGCTGTTAAGTTAATTTCGCGATCAGCATTACTATTAATATTGATAGCACTATAGATGTCAATTGAACCAACACTGCTTTCCAGTTTGAGCCCTTCTGCTCCACTACTCTTAATATTAACTCCTTGTTCTGCTTGCATATTAATAGATCCCTTTGCATGAACATTGTAATCTCCATCCGTTGCTATGCTAACACCGCCTTTACTATAAACGTCAACACGACCGTCTGCATCCATTTCTATCCATGCATTACCTTTATTATTACTAATGAATATAAATCCACTGGTATCGTCCATTAAAATCTGATTACCACCACTAGTTCTAATTCTAATATTATCATTTTCTTCGTGGTCGTCCATACTGATAGTATGACCCATTTTAGATGTCCACCCAACTACCTTGCTAGGGCTTTCTCTTCTTGCACTACTTTGACTGTGTCCTCTAACATAGTCTACTGCAAGACCAGATTCAAGTAATTGAAAGAGTTGTTTTTGTTTAGCCGCTTTTGTTACTGAATCATTTATATCTTTTGAATTCTTTTCAGTGGTCTGTGATAATATAACATTGCCGTCGCGGTCATATGCTTCATTACTTGCGTTACCGCCCATGGTTGCATTTCTATCCTTGGGTGGCAAGTAACCTAAGTAAAAGCCTTGTTCCATTGATCCGGTAAAACCAACTATAACATTTGATCCAATTGCGGGTGGCTGTGGCCACATACCGTATGTAGTTGATGATCCAGGTTCTAAAATAAAGTTACCAGCATCTTTTTTAATTTCAGTGTTACCACCAAATGGCGTTGTTAATAATATAATACGCTCTGAGTCTGCACCAAATTCTGGAATCTTAACAGTTATTCTTCCATTGTGTTGTGCATCCTTATCATTTATTACTTCACCAATGTATATTCCATTGATGGTATTAATATTGTATCCTTGCGATGCCTTAGCACGTTTGGCAACTTCTACACCATATGTATGATAACCTGCACCTGCTGATTTTGTTGTTTTCATTAATCCACCCTCAGATTTAATAATGTATTAAGTAGCAAAAATGTGCTACTGTTTTGATCTCTATATGTAGAGATTGTTTGTGTAAATGATCCTTGTTGAAATTTACTTATAACTTCATTAATTTTATATATTCCAGTTGTTAGCATATCAATTGGGCCTTTTTGCTGATTTATTAATAAGTCTTCTGGATTTGGCTGAAAGTTTATAAATGCCATATATACCGAAGACTCGTTAATATCAAATATGCTTGTCCCATTCTGTCCTAGAAATATTGGATCACCTCTTGCTTCTATTCTTAAGTCTTGTGTATCTTTTATTCGTGCTGCATAATTAATCAACGCCAAGTTTGCAGTTGTGTCTATGTCTGTTGTTTCATTTACTTGTTGTCCTTGTGCTCCTAATGGTTGCACACCAAATACCGGACTTTGATTAATATTATATTTTTGTAGTGGCACGTCACTTAAAAATTTTACTGATGATATTCCTAAATCTTTTTCTGTGTTTGCTGGCACTTCAGTTATAATGTCAGCTTCATCTATAAATCCTTGCTCTATATCTACTTGGTCAGTTGGCTTTGGTGGTGGCGTAATTATATTGGCTTCGAACATATTATTATTGTCTGCATAATATATTGCCGCTGCAGGTGATAACGCTGTGTAGAAAGTTGAGTTTAGTTGTAAATCAATATCCATTACTTCTGTGTTCTCGCCTGTGTATTGATATGTATACTTTTTAACTAGCTTAGGAAGAACAAGTCTATTAAATCTTTCATTTTGAGCTGCTGCTGAATTTCTTAAATTTTCAATTGTGGGACCATTTGGTGGAACTGTTTCACCTGTAGTTATTAATGATATTGTTAGCGTTATTTCTTTACGCTGAACATTTAACCTGCCGTCAACTTCGTTTATAAGTTTTGCTGTAGGCTTACACTGTAGATCGTATGTTATTCCATTTTTTTGTGCTAGGTTGTTGTGTTCGGTATATGTTGGAACATTAGCTGCTATCAAATCTCTTACTTTTGCAGATAGCTGTGTTTCGTTGTTTATAACTATTTCTCTTGTGCCTAACTCTTCAAGAGATTCACTTTGTCCACCAGAATTAGCACTATTTGCCGTTCCTGCCCATGGAGCGTCTGCTAAGTTAAATGATGGGATGCCAAAATAATCTTGAGCTTGTGTAGTTGTTGATGCAGCTAACTTAACTTTATAATTAATCAAAGGTGGAGTATCAGCAAATCCTTGCTCTATATCTACTGGGTTTCCTTGTGGTTGGTGTTTCTTTGCTGCATTGTTTAATGTTATTTCTAATTCTTCTGCAAACGTTTTTACTGTTGTTACGTTCTTAACTGTTATGTCTGTTTTTGTTACAGTCTCTTTCATTGCTTCACTATCCATGTTAGTGAATTCCATATAATATTTTGCGCCTGCTTCTCCCAGTGTTCCTGTCATTCCTTGCAATGCAAGAGCATAAAAGAATGGATCAGGTTTAGTTACACTTGCACCAGTAACTGGATCTCTGCCTAGGAAATCTAATTGCAATACCCATTTTAGTTGTTGTATGTTTGCGTTCATTCCAAAGTAGCCACCAACTGTTAATGATCTATCTAAAAATCCAAATCCAAGTGGTTCTATTAAATCAAACGTAACTCTTGTAGCCGTAGCATGTCCATTTTTAATTGATGCTGTATTGGAAATAATATTTACATTTTGAACTGCATACGCACTTTCAACACCATCTTCGGCAACAATAACTGCCTTGCCTTGTGCAAGTGCCTGTTCTTTATTAAAACTTCCTTCAGTCGCTGCATTGTGAGTATCAGTGTCTACAATCATAAATGTAAACTTATAAGTGCCCGAGGATACTGTATTGAGCCAGTTATCTTTTAACATTACGTAAACCTTGTAGGAACTTGAATAGTTAATCCTGCTTCAAAATCAAAAATAGGGTCATTTAATTTATCTTGGTTTACCATTGCAAATACCCACCAAAGTTTAGCATTGCCATATAACTTATTTGCCAGTGTGTCTGGACGCTGATGATATTTATTTTCTATTGTGTATGGTTCTGTTATGAGACCCGATATTTCCGCAACAGTGGGTTCCCATATACCAAGATACTTCTTTTCCTCTATTGGAGTTGATCTGTATAAACTATCTCTTCTAAATTCTATAGCCATTAATTAAAACCTCCAAGTAGGTTTCCTTGTGAGAAATCAGCGATATTAAATTTCTTTCTGACTGTTGCTGGTGATAGTTGAACAGAAAGTTCAACTGCTAATAATAACATAGTTGGAACAACGCCTGCTTCACATTCAACATAATTAACATCTTCTGGCATTGTATAGTTCATGCTTCTTACAACCACTGGTGTTGCTTGGGCATGTAGAGCATTTTTGGCATATACTCTGAGATTTAAAATTGGAGGCGGTGTGCCTGCTGTAGTTGGGTTTTGTTCACCAAAGTCTGACTTGGTGCATGTTTTTAAAAATTGTATTGCGGCTGCTGTATGTCTTGCTTCTTCTAGATCATTTGATGTAAAGTTTGCTGTAATACTGATACTAGGATTTGCTGTTGATATGTAATACTGTGGTTGGTATATTGTATGTGTAATATCATATGTTCCGTAGTTGGCTTGGTGTCCTACTTGCAGTGTTGGTGTATAAGGAAATACTAACCCGCCATCGTTAACTAGTGGACCCAATATGTTATAGTCAGATTGGATCATTGAGCCAACTCGAACACTAGATCCGTCGGCACCTTCAAGTGGAAACGGGTTACCCGGTCTTGGTTTTAATGATACAACTGCTCCAGGACTATTTATAAACCCTAAAGATGAATTTGGTATTCCTGATTTACTCATGTTAATCTATCCTCTATAAAGCTAAAAATCTTTTGGTCAAATTTGCCAAAAAACTTTGTAAATTCTTTTTGTTTTTCTTCCGGTGTGGCATCACTTGCCATTGTTTTACGGAAGTCACTTGCACTCATTCCGCCTTGCATTAATGGTGCTTCATAAAAATATATCATTTCACTTTGTGGCTTTACATCTTTTATATTATCTGGTAATTGTTGAACATTAGCTGATCCACCCAAACGTCCTGCATCTTTGGCACCAAAAACTAGCACAATACCTGTTGTATTGTTGTCTCTGCCCACTGTAGCTGGTTCACTTCTATATGGATTGCTGTTTACAATCTTGTCTGCTGGTATGCCAAACATTGTAGACATGATGCTTTTCTTTTCGTCAAATGTAAAAGGATCGTCACTGTAGTTACCTGCAGTGTGTGCCTTAGTAGCTTTTTGACTAAAAGTTGTAGCGATAAATACATTATCCGCACCAAACTTACCCACTAGATGTTGATATACATCTCTGTGTCCTTGGTGCATAGGTTGAAAACGACCACCGTAAAATACTGTAATGCTATCTACGTCTTCTCTAATTTGTATAATTTCATTAATAATCATGTCTATTCTCCATTAGTATTTATGACTTGCAAAAACCGGTTGACTTTATTAGCAAATCAGTTATAATAGTTAAGAACAGAGGAACAATTATGGCAAGAGCACCAAGACAATTCTATTTAACAAACAAAGAGTTATTGAAAGAGATTCATAAATCTAAGATGTCCTATTGTTATGTGAATGACGATCAGTATGCAGATTATGACTTAATCGTTGAATCATTTGAAGATATTACACCCGAAGCTGTAGCAGAAGCAAAACAATCACGTGCAACACGTTTACAAAAGAAAGCACATGAAGCCGAAGTTAAACGTTGGGAACAAGGACTAACAGGTAAGAAAACTAAACCAAGAGTAGCAGATTTTTTAGTTGAAGTAGATACAATATTAGACACAGATATTGTTATCCGAGTAATGACATTTGATCACGTCCCATTAGAGAACAGAAAAAACAAACCTAAAACAGAAGCAGACTTACACAGTAAATGTAATTTCCCTCCATTTAAGCATTATGCTTATCAAGACGGAGAACTTAAAGAAGTTGCTAGAAGTCATTGGGAAGGTGGACTAGACAATGGATACTTTAATACCACACACGGCAATACAACAAACACACTAGGCGGAATGTATATTAAACTATGCGAACGTTATAGTATGCGTGGCAATTGGCGTGGTTACACATATGTAGATGAAATGCGTGGACAAGCACTAGTTCAGCTTAGTCAAATAGGACTACAGTTTAACGAATTTAAGTCGCAGAATCCATTTGCATATTATACTGCGGCAATTAACAATAGTTTTACAAGAGTTTTAAATTTAGAAAAGCGTAGTCAAAATATCAGAGATGACTTACTTGAAGAAGCAGGATTAAATCCTAGTCACACTAGAACATTTAATGCTGAATGGGAAAGTAAAGAAAAAGTTGAGATTGAAAAGATTAGGCAGATGAACGAAAAGAACAACACTGAAGCTAACAAATAAACAGAGGTAAGACTAAGTATGCTATTTGACAAGGCAGTAATATTCACTGACATACATTTAGGTAATAAAAACAATTCACGTTTACATAATCAAGATTGCGAAGATTTTATCATATGGATGATAGATGAAGCACACAAAAGAGGAATTAAAAAATGTTTCTTCTTAGGTGATTGGCATCATCATAGGGCGACAATTAATGTAAGCACACTAAACTATACAGTAAGTAATTTACGTAGACTCAACGATAACTTTGAAGAAGTTATTATGATTATGGGCAACCATGATTTATATTACAGAGAGAAACGAGAAATACATAGTATTCCAATGGGCAAGGAATATCCTAACATACGTATTGTAAATGATACTATGTTAATTGAAGATGATGTTGCTTTTATTCCTTGGTTAGTAGATGACGAATGGAAAAAAGTTAGAGATGTAAAATGTAAATTTATGTTCGGACATTTTGAGCTTCCACAGTTTTATATGAATGCACTAGTTCAAATGCCAGACCATGGTGGACTAAAAGCAGAAGATTTAGCAAAACCAGAAATGGTTTTTAGTGGACACTTTCATAAGCGACAGAAGAAAGGTAATGTAATTTATCCAGGTAACTGCTTCCCTCATAACTTTGCTGATGCGTGGGATGATGACAGAGGTTGTATGTTCCTTGATTGGGATGGCACTATTGATTATCAAGCATGGCCTGATGCACCAAAGTATAGAACACTATCTTTAAGTAAACTTATTGATGAACCAGAAAAGTATCTGGCAGACAAAACATATGCTCGTGTGGCACTTGACGTAGGCATTACATATGAAGAAGCAAACTTTATTAAAGAAACATTTGCTAAACAATACGACTTACGTGAAATTAGTTTGATACCAAGTAAAAAAGAAGAACACACAAATGATTGGCAACAGGGCGTAGACATAGAAGTAGAAAATGTAGATACAATTGTATTATCACAATTAGAATCTGTGCAAAGTGAAACTATTAAGAAACAAATGTTAATTGACATTTATCAGGGATTGAGCAATTAGGAATAACATGCTGAGAATTAAGAATATCACCGTAAGAAACTTTATGAGTGTTGGCAATGTCACACAGGCTGTTCACTTTGACAATGCAGGTCTAACACTTGTGTTAGGTAACAATATGGACTTGGGCGGAGATGGCTCACGTAATGGAACAGGTAAGACAACAATTATTAATGCATTAAGTTATGCATTGTTTGGCAACGCATTATATAATATTAAGAAAGATAATTTAGTTAACAAAACAAACAACAAAGGTATGTTAGTTACTGTTGACTTTGAAATGAATGGAACTGAGTATCGTGTAGAGCGTGGACGTAAGCCAAACATTTTTAAATTTCTTGTTAATGGTGCTGGCAGTGATGGAGAAATCACTGATGAAATGCAGGGCGAAGGACGTGAGAGTCAACGTGTAATTGAACGTGTGATTGGAATGAGTCATACAATGTTTAAACACATTGTTGCACTAAACACTTACACAGAACCTTTCCTTAGTATGCGGGCAACTGATCAACGTGACATGATTGAACAGCTACTTGGTATTACTAAGCTAAGTGAAAAAGCTGAGATACTAAAAGAACTTACAAAGTTAAGTAAAGACAAAATAACAGAAGAAACATATCGTATCAAAGGAACAGAAGAAGCAAACGAGCGTATAGGCAAAAGTATTGCAGACTTAGAACGCAGAAAAAGTGTGTGGGAAGGTAAACGTGATACAGACATCCAATCGCTTGAAACTGAACTATTAAACCTGCGACACATTGATATTGATATAGAGCTAAAAGCACATTCAGAGTTTGAAGAATTTAATACAAAAAAATCACAAATAGATACTTTAAATGTTGAGATAGCAAGACTAACCAGCACTAAAGATAGAGAACAAAAACGCTTAGATAAAGCACAAAAAGACCTAAACGATACGTTAGATCATAAATGTTATGCGTGTGGACAAGAACTACATGATGAGAAACATGAAGAAATTGTTAAACAAAAAACAGAAGCAGTAGCAGAAAGTCAAGAGCATATAGATGATTATAATCTTAAGATTGATGAGTATAATAATGCATTAAATGATATAGGACCACTTGACAAAGCACCAACAATGCATTACAATAGTGTTAAAGAAGCATATGATCATCAGAACAAACTTAGTTCAGCAGATTCTGAACTAATTCGTATAAAAGAAGAGATAAATCCGTATGATGATCAAATAACCGCATTAAAAGACACTGGTTTGCAGGAAGTTGACTGGTCGGAGGTAAATAGACTTAACGAACTCAAGGAGCATCAAGACTTTCTATTGAAGCTACTTACTAACAAAGATAGCTTCGTTCGTAAGAAAATTATTGAACAGAACTTGCAGTTCTTAAATACTCGATTAGAGTATTATATCACTAGATTAGGTTTACCGCATGAGGTTCAATTTCAAAGTGACTTAACTGTAACTATTACACAGTTAGGACAAGACTTAGATTTTGATAATTTAAGTAGAGGTGAACGTAATCGACTTATACTTGGACTCAGTTGGAGCTTCCGTGATGTATTTGAAAGTATGAATCATCCTATTAACTTGATTTGTATTGATGAATTAGTTGATAGCGGAATGGATACAATTGGTGTTGAAAGTGCATTAGGTGTATTAAAGAAGATGGAACGAGAAAGACATAAAAACATTTTGCTTATTAGTCACAGAGATGAACTAGTAGGTAGAGTTGACAATGTTTTACAAGTTACTAAAGAAAACGGCTTCACTACTTTTAACGTAGAGTTAGAAGTTATTGATGCGTGATCACGCAGATATAAGTGAAGAATGGCAGGGTGATTTTTGGCCAACTAATAAAATAAATGAACAATTAGTTGGACACGACATTTTGCAAAAACTAAAAAAAGAAACAGAAATTGGCAAGCAAGAGCAAGACAAAAGGTAAGGGATTCGAACGAGAAGTTTGTAATATCCTTTCCGAATTATACAACGACAACTTTGAACGTGTTCCTCACAGCGGAGCATTTGTCGGAGGCCAAAACGCTGTGCGTAAGAGCACACTTACGGAAAATCAAATCAAGGCATTTAAAGGGGACATCATTCCACCTGATCATTGGAACTATTTCAACTGCGAGTGTAAGAACTATGCAGATTTCCCTTTTCATCATTTACTACAAGAAAAACCAATACCACTATTAGAACAATGGCTCGAACAAACACTAGACGCACATGATGAAAACGACTTAGACATATTGTTTATGAAGTTTAATCGCAAAGGCATTTATTTGGCATTCCCTTCAGAGTTGCAAAGATTTTTATTTACAGCTCGTGGAGTAACTTATGGCTCACCAAAATATGGTTCCTGGAGAATTACTTTCTGGGACGATTTTATGAAAAATAAAGAAAACTTAGAAACACTTGAAAAGTTTGCTATTAAAGGCACAGGGCATAATCCCTTTTAGGCTAACACAAAACTAACACAAAACTAACACAGGCTCACATGGCTTCGTTTGGTCGGCGTAGGTCGACTCACCTTGAAGTTACGTAATCACGTGACTGGAACTGGTGTGCCTTAGTCAATGCATGGTTTGACAAACCAAAATGAGTAAGCTCTCCTGACAATTGGAACTTACGGATAGCTCAAAAGTCGTCGTTATGGCTTAGAGTGTTTCTGCGTTAATAAGCAGTATGTAAAGTGGTATCGCATAACCGCCACTACCTTGTGCTAAAAAGGTTTTACTATAACGAGTGGGTATTCTTGACGGGAAATAGTTAAAGTTTATTTTGCACTTGGCTGTAACAAGCTAAGTGTGAATAAAAAATCAGGGAAATAGATCATAATAAATAACATAGTAGTTAATAAGTTTTTACTGTTTATAGATATTATAAACAATTAAAAAACTGATTGAGTATTGCGATAGCAATACGATAATCATGATGTCGTAAGACATCGAAATATAAAACAACATCAAATGGATAAATGAATAGCTATGAGCAAATTTGAACAATTCAAAAAAGACTTCACAGAATGGATGATTACCAAGTTAGAAGTAAACAAGGATGACGGGTATCCTACTTGTCCTTATGCAAAAACTGCCAGAGTTCAAGAAAAAATACAATTTATAGATTGCAGTGGTCCTAACCCTGATGCTATGCTTGAGTTTGATCCTAGAGTAAAAATGGTAGGTGTATGTTACTTTGGTGATAAAGTAGATGTAACTAAAGTTGACTTGACTACTATGAAAGAACTTAATCCAGACTTAATGTATTTGCATAGCACTAAGACTTCTGGTCATTTTGTTCAAAATGTATCTAATGTGATTTTAATTCAAATAAGAGCTGAGTTACTTAGACGCAGAGCATCATTGCATAGAACATCTTATTATGATAGTTGGCCTGCAGAGTATTATAAATCTATAATGCTAGATCAATAATTATCTTCTACCTTTAGCCTGAGCCTGTGCGGCTTTCATTTGGTTATTCTGATCTTCAGTGTATACATTATATCTTTCAACAAACTTTGTCAACGAGCCAACAGGCATTGTCATAACATCTTTGTATGTTAACAAGCCTCCCGATTTGATTATTATATCTAAATAGCTGGCTTCAGTTGCGTCTAGCTGTTTGTTGTAGTTGTCTACAAGTTCAGCAATATCTTTGGGTTGTCGAGATGCTATCAACCCGCGAAAAAATTTGCAATATCTAAATCTATATTAGTATTCCAAGTATGTTTACATTCGATGCACTCTGCCGCAAACTTCGTATCAACTCCATTATCACTAAGTCCTTCAACACATAGTCTAATTTGATCGTAGTCTGTTTTTGTGATACTTTTTAACCATTCAAGTATTAAAAGTTTATCCTCAACAGTTTCACCTTCAGGTGGCTGAACCTGTAATATTGCATTTGCAATAAGACTTACAGTTAAGTCTGCAATCTCAATAAACGTTTCGCCAAATCTAATTTGACGTTCTTCATCGGTTAGTGCTGCATCGCCCAAGTTTTGAATTAACTTTTGTTGTTTGATACGTTGTATTTGCAATTTTGTTCTGTCTGCTAAATTATAAGGCTTACATTTAATTACAAATTTATTATCAAGTGTTACTTTATCACTTGCACTATTTTCTTTAATTGTAGATAACAATGCGTTAGTGCTAACACTCAATTGGTTTGTATGATCACATTCTGGACATTTTACGTCAACATCAATGCTATCACCATATGTTGCCATGCGTATTGCAATTAGCACAACAATAAGATCGTTAACAGGCATTTCTTGTGGATCGCCAATATCCGGTGCACAGCTTTGAATTAAGCTGAACGTGGCTTCGCCATTAAATAATGCATCAGGTGTTTTTGAAACTAGTTCATCTCTAGCAGTCATGCTATAAATGGCTAATTCACCGTCTACACTAAGTTTGGGCTTTGTATTATAATACTTCCCACCACTTGGAAGTGCAATATACATTCCAGGCTTTCTATATGCCTGGATAAGTGGATTTGTCATATTTAATCTCCATAAATACTGTTATAGTATAAATGTATTTATCTAATTAAAATACCAGTTAATTATAGGAAATAGTATGGACCCGGAAGAAATACAAGGAATTTTGAACCAAGTTTACTCATCTTACCCATGGGCAAGTGAAGAAACTGTGGAAAGAATGGCCGAATTATCTAGATCCAGCACTATAAAAACAACAGCATTAGCTACAGCTATTGCTCAACTAAATGGCGTCACAGCCGCAAAAGACTTAACAAGCAATATTAGAAAAGTCAAAATAGAGTTAGACAGGCGCCAGGCAAAAATAAATGCACGTATAGATAGCATTAATAGTAATACAAGAACAGTTGGAAGAGCAATAACCGGCGGTGGACAAACAGGTTTAGAATCAATGGTTGAATTAGCAGGCGCAGGTGCAGAAGCAATGCACGCCTCTGCTAAAGGACTAGCTAACATGAGCAAAAAGACCGCAAAAACTGGTTGGATAGCCTCATACTTTACAGGAGGCGCAGTTGCATTAACAGGTGTAGGTGCTGTAGTAGCCAAAGTAATAGCTTCTCAAGAAAAAGAAATGAGAAGCATGATTGATATGGGAATGGCACTAGGCGATACTGCTAACTATACACACATGCGTAGAAATGCTGTTGACACTGGTATGAAATTAGGTGAATATGCAGCAATGACACAAAATGCCGCAACACTGATGGTAGGTATTGGTGGCGACATGGTATCTGGGCAAGGTATGATGCATGGTTTTTTAACAGACCCTCGTAGAATTAAAGAAGTTAAGAATTTTGGATATTCACCAAAAGAATTATCAGGATTGTTAGCTGAAGAAACAGAACAGTTATACAAACTCAACGAAGTCAATAACCTAAACTCAGTTGAACAAAATAAAGTAATTGAAAGTTTTCAAACAGCAAATCAAATGGGTATGTATCTTGCTGATACATTAGGTGTGCAACGAGGTGCAATGTTACAAGCAAGAAACATGGCAAGAGAAAATGATGATTTTCAATTAGCTATGAATCAGAACACAGCATTCTTAGAAGAAAAATATGGGAAAGGTGCAGCTTCAAATGTAAGAGAAGCCGCTGATTGGATCAGTATGCTAGGTAGTGCCACACTAGGCGAAGAAATGACATCAGCGTTAATGGATGTGTTTATTGGAACAGCCAGTGATATTCAGTTTGATGAATCAGCAATTAATAATATACAAGACGAACAACTTAGAAAAACATTACAACTATTAGATCCAGAAGTGTTTAAAGGTTTTATGACCTTTTTTGAAGATGGTGCAAAAGGTGACTTAAAATCACCAGCAGAAACTGCCAGTAGATTTCAAGGTTTAATAAAATTAATAAAAGATTCACCAACACTAGCAGGACTTGATCCTGATAGTGTAGCAGTTAACAAATTAATAGCATCAGTTCAACTTATACCAGAATCTTATTTTATGGGAACAGAAGCAGAAATAAAAGCCAAACTATTAGCAGCACAAGATGGTATAGATGGAGCCGATGATGCAATTGAAATTGTTGGTGGAATGAGTAAAGCATTTCTAAGAGCCCAACACGAATTTACTCCAGGGTTTGAAACAATGGGATCAGTAATGGGAGTGTTAGAAGGTTCAATAGGAACGTTTGCAGACTTTTGGAGAGATATGTTCGGACTTGATCATTCTACGCAGTCAGCTTCTGAAGTGTTTGGCAAAGACAATGCTGACGCAAGTAAAATAATATACAGTGATAGCACAATAAGTGTTGGAGGCACCGGCGACATTGATACAACAACTCAAATTGGATACAATGACAAAACACAAAAGAATGCTGTTGAGGAGTTAAGAGTATCAACAATAAAAGAATCGTTTGACATACGGGATTCGATAAAAGAAGATCAAAATAACGCATATAACGTTGCATCTAAACTTAAGAAGTTAAAAAAGTCTTTAAATTTAGACAACAAATTCTTTTCAGATAATTTAATGGATATTGTAGAAGATGCAATGGCGGCAGTAGAAAAAGCCAAAGCAAAAGGCGACAACTTTGAGGATGAACAACTTAAACTAGCAATTGCTGAAGCAAATTTAGCCAATGCATTAAAGAAAACAAAACCACTCGAAGATGAACTTGCGGCCATAACGGAACAAATGGATCAAAAAACTATCTATCTAGATGAGTTACGAAATTCACTTAGTAAGATAGCAACGGTAAAAAAGCGTAATGAACTTGATGCGTATGGTGAAGGAGCAACACTACAAGGTATAGTTTTAGCACAGTTAAAAGCACAAGGAATTGTAGATGTTAGAGCCCAAGCTAATATACTAGGAATGATACAAGGCGAGTCAGCATTTAAAATGGTTGCAGAACAATCATATGCAAACACATCCAATGAAAGAATTAGAGAAGTAATGGGTAGTCGTTTACCTGAAAACATTAAAGATGACGAACTGGATAAGTTAAAAAAAGATCCCAAGAAATTTTTTGATACTGTATATCCTGATCTAGGTGGATACGATTACAGAGGACGAGGCTTTATACAATTAACTGGTGAGGAGAATTATAAACTTGTTGGAGAAATGATAGGAGTAGATCTTTTTGGTAATCCAGATCTAATGTTGGATCCAACTATTGCCGCAGCGGCAAGTGCCGCTTACTTTAGTTTACCGTGGTGGGAAAAGTATAAAAATGATCTTGACAATATGGATACTGTATATAAAGTTGTGTATGGAAAAACAGCAACAAGTTCTGGACGCATAGCTGATTTAAAACAGAGAACAAATTATGCAGATCAATTTATGACTGCAATGACCACAGGTGAGCTAACAGCAGCAATACCATCTACACAAACAACAAGTCAAGATGAAACTACAATTGAAAATAATGGTCCAGGACCCACAGTTGAAAATAATGCTCCTGAAGTGTGGACTTTAGAAGAATTACAAGATTATAGAGACGAAATTTATAATGATGGGCCAATGATGGTCGACGGCGAGTATGATACCGACATGACGGTAGATTGGGAATCGCAATTACAAGTATTAGATGAAAAAATTGCAAAGGAAATGAAACGACTTGAACTTCAAGTAAGGGAAACAGAAAATGAGGGCAATCCATAATGGACTATAAGAACTTATATACTCAAGAAGCTGACGATCTGTTTAAATCGTTGCCATCTCCAGAAAGTTTGGGTATGCCACAGCATAATCGAAATTTTAATTGTTCGCAAACAATAGTTGAACAGGATAACAAGTTTATTAAAATATGGTTCAAACCAGAAATAATTAGTAAAAAGAATCTAGAATACTATGAAAAAAATTATGAATCAATTGATGAAGGAATACAAGATGTAATTAAATTATTAAATTCTGTGGATGATATTATTATTAACTATGAATGGAAACCTAATTATTACTTACGCCTAGAACAAAAGAAAGTTGATTCTTACTACCACCTTCATAGCGAAGAATTATTAAAACAGTTTGAAGACATAGAACATTATATAGGCTATGTTAGAGATAATATAAAGAATAGATGTGAAGCATTATATCCTTATGGATTCAGTGATTATCATCCAGGAAATATTATGATAGATATAGATTTAAAGTGGACTAATATTGATCACGATGAAACAATTAAATACGGAGCAGGCAGGCCTGTTGATTGGCATAAACAATTCAACAGATTTGCATTTAATTTAAAGAGGCATAATTTCCTTACTGATTACAATATTAATTACTTAAAAGATATTTGGGAGAACAAATAATGGCTGATAAAATGAATAATATAGATATTGGTGGATCAGTAGTTCAAGTTCCAGCATGGGCATCAGAAGAAACAGCAAATAGAATTGTTGCCTACATGTCCGCACAGAATAAGACTGATCGAGATCTAAATAAGATGATGTCTAAAGTAGGTGGGAATGTTAATGACCTACAACGAGAATTATCAGACCTACTAATAGCACAAACTCAAGATAATAGAAAAGAAGATGAAGAAGCACAAACTAGAGTAGAATGGAACAAACAAGTAGTTAATGCTACATCAGGATTAATGAAGACTGCAAGGTTTTTTGGACAAACAGAAAAGCCATTGACAGCAGTAGTTGATGCAGGTAAATCCTTGGCAAAAGGTTCTGAAAAAGTTACTAAAAAATTATTTTCTAAATTCAATATATCTGAAACAATGGCAAATGCATTAGGAACAGGAACGAACATAGCCATTGATGCCATGTTAGCATATGCAGGTTGGAATGCAGCCAAGATAGAACAGTTTGCAGGAGCTCAAGCAAAAATAATTGACTCCGGTGTTACATACTCAGGTGGAGCAGAAGCATTTGATGACTTGCGTAAACGAACGCTGTCAGCAGGTGTATCATATACATCATTGATTGATAATATTCAACAGTTTGGTGATGGTATGCTAGGACTTGGTGGAACAATGTCAGAAGGTGTTCAACAGTTTACAAAGTTCTATTCAGCACTAGATGAATCAGTAGAGAACTTTGGCGATCTAGGATTGGCAAGCAAAGACATGATGTCACAGTATGCAGAATACTTAACATATGCACGTCGAACAGGAATGGTAAACAAAGACCTAAACCAAAGTGCTTCTAAAGTTAATTCATCATTTATTGATTTACAAATTGAAGCAGGCGCAGTAGCAAACATGACAGCCTTAACTAGAGCAGAAGCAATGCGTAGAGCTACAGCATCATTTGATGAATTTGGTTCAGCAGCAGTAATGTCTATGGAACAAGCAGGATTAACTGGGCAAGCTGAAACAACTAGAAGCATTATTCAAAATCTAGGTAAGATGGCACCAGACAGTGAATACATGCAATTAATATTAGATGCGTTCCAACAAGAAGCATTTGAAAAAGC